CATGATAAAATCGGCACCGCTCTCGAGCTTGAGATAGGTCCCATGCTTGACAGTGATGGGTTTGGCTCCATCGTCAGGCGTAAGAATCACCTCATCCCCTTCTTCGAGGCCGGTGACTTTATCGAGATCGTCCGCGTCTCCCGTCTCGACCTGGACCTTGTACCATCCCGGACCTGAGAGGGCAGCGATACCGCTTGTAATCTGGACCGTGCTCGGGCTGCCCCACGAATGGCCGATATATGCCTCGACCCATCGGCCGGGGTTCTCCGCGTCGATGTCGTCGGGGCGGATCACCGAATAGTTGACGGTGTCTTCGTCGGCGGTCTCAGTGCTGTCGTAGGTATAATGTCTGACCTTGGGCGCAGCGAGGACAGTCACTGCATCGCCCGTTTCAAGCGGATAGGATACCTCGTCAATCACCTTGCCGGTCGTGCTCGAAATTGAGTCGACCGTGCCCGTGGTGCCGCCGATGAATCCAGTCGCTGCAAAATAACCTTTTGCCGCCATGTCAGAACCCTTCGCATCTTTTAAGGCACGGGCCTGATATTCCGCTCGCAGGTAAGCTCATACATCCCCGCATTTTCCGTCCTGTCTTTGACCGTCCAGACCGTACCGGAGGCATCGGTGATCGTGTCGTAAACCTTCGGCGGATCCAATGATTCGTCATCCAACGCACTTTTTAGGACATGCCAGATCCGGGATTCCACAAATGAGCTTCCGCCCTCCTGCCAGTCGTCAAGTTCTCTCTGGGCCTCGGGGATAGCCTTGGTTGAGGCTTCAGTGCTGCCCCGCGCATACGTCACCGACTCGCCGAGCATATCCATCTGAGCGTTATTTCCCTGCGTCAGAACATCCGAGAATCCCATGGGCCTGCCACCTTTTACGCGGGATGGAACCAAAAGGCCCCACCCCGCATGTCATACTCAGGTGTGGATATTATCCATCAGGTAAATGCAGGCGTCCGCAATGTTACTCACGACCGTCCCACTCGAATCCTTGGACTGGATCAGCGCCTCATCCACATTGTGCCGCACCCGATAAACATCGCTTCGATTGCTCTCGGCCCGGTACTGCTCGACGATCGGATTCTGTGGACTGTCCTCCACCCAGAGAAACGTCCGACCGAATCCAGGCTCGGTGATATCCGATCCTGAGCTGATTTTGAGAAGCGCGGCATACTCTTTGTTCCATATGTCGCTGATCGAGGCAGCTAGCCCCCGGCCGGCCGAGTTGTAGACCGCCCCACCCACGAGCACCCGGGGCACATCAAAGACGGCCGCAAGCTGTTGCGAAGTCATCTTATTGATGTCGATGCCCGGGAATGTGTATTTGAGTCGGTTCACGATCTCATCGCATTGCTTCAGATCAACAAATGTGGTGTAGCTGATCACAAGCACGTCGGGGAGCATCCCACATGCCAAGCGCATGGAGAGTTTGCCGGTGTTGACATCGCTGATCGGCGTGGCGGTAGCAGACGTATCCCATTCGGTGGTCACTGAGTTCGCGCTGAAAGTCACCGCGTCAAACACCTTGTTGGCGATCCGTTTTTCCTGGCCCCGGAGGATATGACCGACCGCCCGTTTGCTGGCGATAAAACCAAGATCCACTCCCTCCTGGCCGGCAAGACCTTCCTCCGAATCGTCAACCATTTCCTCCCAGCCCTTTTCTGCGGTCTGGAAGAGACCTCGCTCATATTCCCAATCGCCTCGATTGTATGCTCCACGAGGCGCACGGCTCACGTCCGGTGCCGAGAGCAGAGCTTCCATCGGGATCACGGGATAAGTCGATGATTCTTTGCCGGTTTTGAAAATCGGCATGACCTCAAGCCCGATATACCCCATCGTCGCTCCTTCGACATATTCCATGACCGCCATACCCAGATCGGGTCTGTATATGGCGGCGTCAGTTTTTGCTCTCATCGTCTTTTCTCCTTTCCTCCCTCAAAATCATGAGGCCAGAGCTTTCGCCGTGTGTTCGATCCAGACGCCGTAAATATAAACAGCGTCGCCGTCGTTCGTCCCACCCAATGTGAGTACACCAGTCAGTGTTCCTGGGGCGGCCAAAACACCGTCGGCCCCGCAGGTAAATGTCAGTTCACTGGCTGCCTCGGTGATCGCCTGGGCTGCGGTATCCTGGATGTCCGTATTCCCAACATCACCGGCTGCACACGGGAAAACCTCACAATCGAGAGTCAGGCTATCAAGGTTGGCAGCCTTTCCAACCAAGACGTGTACGGTAATATCGTCAGAATCGTCGAGTTTCTGCGGCACTGGTACGGAAAAACCCAGGGCTTCGATTGTGGCGTTGATCGGAATACTGATCACCAATTCCTTGTTGGAAATCTGAGAAAACCCTGATGTCGTACCATTCAGTTTTCCCAGTGGGGTACCGTCTTCCTGTGTAATCGCAGCCAGTGGTATCTCGATGGTGTTCTGCACGGAGAACAGATGCTGATAGATCTCGGCAAGAGCCGCTTCCACAGTCGCCTCCGAAGTGAATCCCCCAGAGTCGAGAATGCTGACCGTCGCTGCCGTCGTCGATTTGACATTCCAGAAAGCCACCTCGATATGCTGATTGTCAGCACCTGCTTCAAGCGCGATCCCTTGCGCGGTTCCGCTTGAGGCATCGCTGACCATGCCATCGGCTGCTCCGTAAAGCACCGTACCCCGCGCGATCGCGGCGTCGACCAGACACTCGACCTCGAAGGTTCCAGGCGCCGAGTTCATCTTGACAGCAATCTTTTCCGTGTCCGCAACCGCATACTCGGTGACGCCGATAAAATCCTCCCCGGCGTCGGCATAGACGACTTCAGGCGGAGTCGTGGTGGTTCCTGTTTCGATCTTCACCCGTCGGCGTGCCTCCAAGGCCTCGCCCGCCGTGAATGTTTTTATTCCTTCATTCCACATGGTCTGACCTCCTCATTAGTAATTACAGACCGCCTTATGCATTGGCGTCTGCCAGATATTTTTCATGTGCCTTGGGGTTTTCCCGTGCCACGGCCTGTATAGCCTCCACCTTGGAGCACCCCTTGTCCTTCTGGTAAGTGCCAACCAGATCCAAGAAAGCCGGCTCGTTCGCTTCACCCTCCCCGCCCTGGGGAGGTTCGGCGTGTGGCACGGGCTTGGGCGCGTCGGCCTTGATATTCTCGAGTTGTTCATTCTCGATTCTCTTGTTAGCCGTGATGATTTTCACGGCCGCCTCTGGCCCGGTCGTCTTGCCGTCGTATTTGAGCTCGGCGATCAGATCCTCATGGCCCGCGACGAGCTGGTCTTCAACACTCTTGATCCGCTCGCGCTCGACCTCGGCCCCTTTCTTGACGCCCTCTTCATATCCCGTCTCGTGCCCGGCTTTTTCTCCCGCCTCTTTGCCCTCGGCAAAAATCGCCTTGCACTCGTTGGGATATTCTTCACGCAATTCCTTTGTCGTCATGGTTTTTACCTCCTTGGGTACTTTCTGATTTCCGCTTCCGGTCACATCACCGGCGACCATCCGCGTTATAAGATCGGCCATCGTGGAAACACCGTCCACGAGCCCGTTTTTTATCGACTGTTTGCCGATGAAGATCCGACCATCGGCCATGTTCTTGAGTACCGCATCGACGCTCTTTCCCCGGTTCCGGGCTACGTCGTTGACAAAAACTGAGTAGATGTAATCGACCTGGTCCTGGATCGTCTGTTTGCCCTCCTTGCTCAGGGGCCTGTACTGGGAATAAATGCGTTTGTATTTCCCAGCATAGACCTCCGTTGTTTTGACACCGAGTTTTTCCTCGTACTTGCTATAGTCCCTATGACTGGCCACGACGCCGATCGAACCAATATCGACCGTATCATTGCTGATCCAAATTTCACGGGCCGCTGATGCATTCCAGTACGCGGCCGAGGCAATCATACCGTCCGAAAAAGCGACGATGGGCTTTTGCTCCCGGGCTCTGTAGATTTCCTCGGCAAGATCCTGGGTGCCGTCCACGGTGCCCCCGGGCGAATCGATGTCAAGAATGATTCCCGTAATTTCCGGGTCCCCAATGGCCTCCCGGATGTCACGCGCCAACAACTCAGTCGATACACCCCCTGATATTTGGGTAAAGAGATTCATCCGCTTGGCGATCACACCATGGATCGGAATCACGGCCACACCGTTGATCACGTCATAGCGGGATTTTTCGTTCTCATCCGGCTTTTTATTGACCGCTGTTTCAATTCCTTTGATGTCGATCTTTTCCCCACGGAGATGGGTCCGGTAGATCTCCTGGATCTCGAGGAGTTTTTCAGGGACGATGCACCAGGGCGATGTCAGGATGTCCAGGAGTTTCATTCTTCCTCATCCTCCTTGCCGTCATCCTTCTCTTCTTCTTCCCTCTCCTCCTCGTCCTCCTTCTCCTCTTCCTTGTCCGTCTCCGTGTCCGTTTTCTCCGGCGTCCTTTTCTCGATGAGACCAGCCTTAGCCCTAGCCTCATGTTCTTTCACGGTCTGAGGATGTTTTTTCTCCCAATCGCCGCCGGTCATCTCGGCTGTCACCTCGGAGAGGGTCGAAACGCCGAGATCGATCCGTTTCTCTGCCGCCTGAACTTCTTTGAGCTCGTCGATCATGCCCTTGGCAGGTCCCACCCACTCGGCCCCACAGTAAGCCTTTCGAACAATCGGGTCCGTGAAAAACCCCGGAGCTCCAATCCGTCCCATAGCCACGGCCTCGCGCATCCAGGCTTCGTAAACGGGTTGGCAGAAGTTCGAAGCAAGCCAATACCGCCGGGCATTGAAAAACTTCCAGGCCTCGAGGAGAGCGGCCCGTGCCGCTGAATAGGACGACGTGAAGTGCTTGACCAGGATCTCATAAGGAATTTCTAAGGCCACACCGACCTGGCGAAGAATCGAGATGACGAACGGATCAAAAGCCGCGTTAGGGCGTCCTGGGTTTGCTGTCTGGATTTCTTCGTCGCGCCCAAGGCTGATGATCGCCCCGTTTCCGAGTTTATAGTCCGTATCGCTCGATTTTGCTCCGGTCTCATCCGCAAGGTCGTCAAGGTCGAGAGTCGTATCGCCCGATTCCGTTTTGAGAAAAACCGTGAAGAGTCCACTCACGACGGCCGCCATGAGCTCGGCCTCAGTGTAACGGTCAAGCTGTTTCAAGGATTCGATCACAGGGGAGAGATAGGGGACCCCCCGACTCTGGCCAGGTCGGAGAGTCGTGAAGAGATGAAGGACGTTTCTTTCACCGGTTTTTGTACCGAAGGCTTGAACCTTCTGCCATTCGCTCTTTATGCCTCGGAGGCTTCCTGGATGGGTTGTGAGGATCTGATACTCGACGGGCGCACCATGGGCATCCTTTTTGACTCCACCGGCGAGATCGGTCGTATTCATCTGATAGTTTTCATTGCACACTCGATCAGCCTCGATGGTTTGCAGTCTGAGAAGATACGGAGACCCCGGCCGCTCGAACCGTGATAGCAGAACAAACACATCGCCGTTCTCGAGAGTCTGCCGGAAGATAAGCGCCTGAATCTCCGGAAATCTCAGGGTCCGTGCCACGTCGCATTCCTGAGACTCGGAAAATAGCCGCCATTCTCGTTCCGTATTCGCCTCCCAGATGTCGGCCTTTTCTTCGGTCAGGCTGAGAACGTCACGGTCAATTCTGGATTGGAGCTTGAGACCCGTTCCGACCACATTTGTCGCAACGGTATTAATCGCCCCTGTGGCAAGAGGCGTATTCCGAATAAGATCACGGCTCCTGCCCCTGAGTGTACCCAGGTCATAAAGAGTGTCCGAATCCGCGCTTCCCTGTCGTGTTGGCCACCCTTTGAGAGATCGTTTTGACCGGGAGGCGCCGATATAACTGCCCGCGATTGCCATCCGGGCGCGGGCATGGAATCTTCGCTGCGCCATGATCGGCGAAAAATAACCGACAAGGCGATCAACCATATTCTCCCGGATCTCGATCTGGCCACGTCGTGTGCGGACTTGTGCCTTCATACGGGTGTCGCCCCCCTAACGCGGAGACCTCCACGCGATAGTCGTTTAACCTTCTGGTCCCAAAAAGTGATGTTTTCACGGATTGCCCGGGCGTCGACCTGAGTATAGGTGCGTCCACCCGCAGTAATAGACTGGCCTGCTGCAACGGCTTCCATTGCATCAAGCCATATCGTGAGTTGGGCCTCTGCCTGTGCGAGCGTTATCCCTGCCATACGTTATAAGCATACACCCCGATTTTTGCCCAATTCGCTACAGACCAGCTCAGACCGGCACAGACCAGCTCAGACCGGAAAAAAGAGGTTGACAAAAAGTTAGGATGGGTTTTATCTAGCTACTTTGGAGAAATCGCTCGGCGGAACCATTCATCGATCAAAGCCTTATCCGATTGCCAAACTCCATCGATTTTCTTGGCTGGAAATCCCTTCTTCTCAATCCATATCTCTACTATTCCCCAACCTCGGCGGGCGTAAGCGCAAATTTCCTCTTTGCTCATGAGGAGTGTCCCTGTATATGTCATAAGTTCACCCCTCCGCTCAAAACTTTCCGCCTTGTCCGGGATCTTCTACCCGTTGAAAAATCCCCTTCCTCATCCGGTTTCTTTCTCGTCGCGAGCGCGATGATGTCAGCCGCGGCAAGCGCCAGGTATTCACAGTCCCAATAGTGGTTAGGTCTCCCGTCAGGACACTGCCAGATCCCTGCGTCGTCTCGGTATTCGGCGATCATCTGGCGGGCATAGTCTCCGCTCGTATCACTATGGAGATGAAAAGCTCCTGGGTCAGCCGGGTCAACTGCAAGTTTCCCTGAGAGCATGTCCTTGTAGTAATTCGAGTGCAGCCGGAAGAGCCTCACGCCTCCGGGAATGGGTTTTTTCGTCCCTGGGTAGGTATCGACCTTGGTGACGGCATAGGGATTCGCCATCCGTTGTTCACCCCTGCTTGGTCTGATCCGGGTCTTGCCACGACAGAATTTATATGTCTCAGCCGTCCGGTGCCCCATGGCGTCGATAAAGGCGAGAAAGATCGGATATTCTTTCCCCTCGGCGTCTTGATATCGACCCTCGAGGATTCCCTGAAGAACGTCCCACTCATCGACAAACCCCTCCCGGATGAGCCAGCTTTCAAGACTTCGCCCCCAGGCCCTAACCGTGTAAAAGAACCCGTTGTCCTGAACGTCCGCGCCAGCCGTGAGCCCCAGGACTCCCTCGCTCGGGACAAGGCCCCTTGGCCGTTCATCGCGAAGAGCAAGGATCTGATCCTCTTTTCTTTCCTGCTCGTATTCGATCCAGGGTTCAGCGAGCCACCCGTTGATAAAGTTCTGAAGTGATCGTCGGTCGCCTTTTTTCTTCGCCTCATTGGCCTTGAGAAACTGCTCCGCAATGTCACCCCAGGTGAGCCAGGGCGAATAGAGTGAGGATAGCTGAAACCCGATGCTCTCGGGCTCGAACTCGCACTCCTTCTCCGTCACCCATCGCCCATGGAGAAGCATCGACTGCTTATGCTCGTCGCCGATCCCCTCACTGCAGGCCTCGCACCTATAGCGGGCCGTGTTCTTCGCATGGTTGACCCGATCATGGCCCTCCCCCACCGACTCCCACCTTATCTGCGCAAAGATGAGTCGCTGATAGGTACCACAATGGGGACAGGGAAGCTCGTAATGTCTGATCTCATCGCATGTTTGCAGCTGCTTCCAGATCCCCCGGGCTTCATAGGTCGGTGACGACACGTCTACGATTTTCCGGACATCCCAGAATGACTTTGCTCGCTCTTCCGAGAGCGAAAGCGGGTCGGCATCTTTGCCCACGCGCTCAGGGTACTTGTCCACTTCATCACGCAGAATGTTCCGACATGCCTTTTGGGAAAGGGCCGCTGCCGAATTTGCGCCGACAAGGAACAGCGCCATCCCCGGGAAGTGCATTTCCAGAATCTGAAAGAAATCCATCTGAGCAGATTTCTTTTCCCGAAGGGAAGGACATGCCTCAATCATCGGTTGTAAACGGGTCCGGGAAATCGTCTTTGCGTCGTCTTCCCGAGGATAGACAAGGAGTGTCCCGTATGGGTCCAGGTCGATGATAAACCCAAGGATATTATATAGGCTTTCCGTTTTTCCGACTTGTGTCCCAGAGCAGAGAACAATGTGGCGGATATTCGGCTCGCTGTATGCATCCATGATCTCTCGGAGATAGGGCGTTGTATCCGTAGACCATGGACCGGGACTCCTTGAGGTCCCCGGTTGTAGCATCCGTCGCTCATCGGCCCATTCGGAGACCTTCATTCTTGGCGGGGGCCGGAGAGCGAGGATCTCCCCAGGGTACCAACCAACGGCAGTGGGGTTGAGCGGTATTTTCGTCAGGTCAAAGCTAGGAACGATGCTATTTATCAAGATCCATCCTCAGTTTCAATCGGTCTTGAATAGCTTGCTAAATATTGCCTCACTTCATCGTCTAGTATGGCTTCAACCTCGCGCAGTCGTTTCTTACTCTTCGCGGCCAAACGGTGAGAAATCCGGCGGGGCATCAAGAGAAGAGTCCGTGAAAACTCATAGCAACGTGCCGTGAAAGCCCTCTCAACTTCTTTGATCGGGATTAATGAACCTTCTCGCTGCTTCCTCTCTAAGGCAGTAATCTTCGCCCGCTCTTTCCGAAATTCAGTTAGCCACCGCTGTGCTTCATCCGGCTCCTCGGTGGGGGCCACAGCTTTTTTTGTTTCTTCGATTGCCCAATCGAAAACATCCCGAATGCGATATGTGCCGTCGTTATTTCGAGGGCAGCCACGCTTAAACCAATTAGTCACCGTCCGGGCAGTAACCCCAAGAACCTTGGCCAATTCGGAGCGTTTTAGATTTTCATGGTCCACTCTTGCGTCTCCAAGTGTGTGAAGGGAAATCCAGGAATTTATGGAGCTGCATGTAATCGCTCATCGAGCTGGCGTGAAC